AACTAAGGAGGTAGTAGGATAATGAGCTTAAGTAAATTAAATTATGTAGAATTTTATGAGGCAGCTTCTGAATGCTTCCTTACTAAGTATTTACCGTATGAATCTTCTGAGTGGACTGATGTAGCAATACAAAGTCATATCGAAGAGTACATAACAGAGGCATACGAGTTGTGGGAGTGGCCAGATATCTATGAGGCTATAGATGATACAGCTACTGTCTTTTATAAACTATATAGGAGTAATGTATGAGTAAGGAACAATGGATAGAAGATAGAGAAAGACTATGGGAAGACATAGAAGATAAAGGAGAGTACTGCGAGGGCTGTATTCATAATGAAGTAACAAGAGATGCTTATGGTACTGGCGACTCACCTACTATGAGGGAATGCACTGGCTCTGCTGATGTATGTCCTGGTGTAGAGGGAGAGTGGATAGATGGTATGTATGAAGGTGAGTATGATGAGTCTCAGTTTGATAAATAGTGAGTTGGTTAGGACAATAAATGTTATAATAATCTAGCAATAAATAGGAGAATAAAATGATACATGATGCAGAGGCTATTACAGCTATAAGGATAAAAGTAAACTCTTGGTTACATAATAATCCAGATGAAATGGTAGAGTTAATGGAAGATTTTTCTGATGAATTAAAACACACTAAAGATTTTGAGTATGAGTGTGGTCAATTCAGATGTTGGATATGGGATACCTTAAGAGACAAGGTATTAGCTAAATAGAAATGTGGCAGGGACTATCTTGAGGAGAGTAGTAATAATTCTTGGGGAATTATCCTGCCACAAATTAATTATAACTAGTTTAGGAGAGTAGTATGGGAAAATATAAAGACAAGATATACACATTAAAGAATGGTGATACAGTTACCGCAGAAGAAGTAATGACTAAGTCTGGCATTAGTAAGAGTGCCGTGTATAGTAGGTTAAAGAGGGGTAAGTCTAAGGAAGATGTGTTTAGACCTGTAGAGGCTAATAAGGCTACTAAGAAAGATAGATCTGATAAGGATATAATATATAAAGATGTTCCTAATGACCTGTTTAAATTACTGTTTGGGTCTTGGAATAAGGGAAGTTAAATGCGTAAGATGTTAATATCAGAGGCTATAAGAAAGATTAGCACTGGTATTATCAAGTGTAGTAGCACTAGAGCTGCTATCACTACGCTATTTGTTTTACAAGACATGGGATTCACTCATGTCAGTTTAGAAGGAGAGTAACAATGGGTGTGGACAACCAATGCATGTCTTCCTTATCTCAGATCGTTGAGTGTAAGGTTAAGGATGCTAATAATAATAGAAGCGAAGCAGTAAGATTCTTTAGGGATCAGGGCTGTATCAATAACGACTTTAGGTTAGAAGAAATATTTAGAGAGGTCTTAGGATTTCTTACTGATAGATTCTCTAGGTCTGAGGGGCGTATTAAGTTAACTGCTACATCGATAGCAATCGGTACTATCACTGAGAGAGTACTATCTAATACACAAAAGCTTTATACACCACAACTAATTAGGTTGGGGGACTTTGTATTGGAAGCTTTAGTTACATTAGACTATGTAATCCTAGAGCGAGAGGGTTACAGAACACTAGCAGAAGTAATAGACAGGTGGAGAAATGATAATGGTGATTTGGAAAAGAAAATTACTAAGATTAACTACACCCCCTACTTACTCAGGCCTGGTAAATCGTTTGCTAATTATAAATGTAAGCCTACCAGTCGTAGAGGTATCTCATTAAGGAAGTTCCCTATCTGGAGGAGCAATACTAGGATAGTAGACGGTGTCAAGGAGAATCTGATTAAGGGTTCTGTTGTCTTAGAAGATAGACATTTCAAGGCAGACTTCATGAAGGCTGTTAATCATAATGAGGCTGTTAAGTGGGCGGTTAACCCCCAAATAGCAGCAGTATCCTCTTACCTTAGGGATACCTATAGTGAGACAAAAATCTCTCTAGATGGTGGCATAACCTTCGACTGTGCTGACATAGATAGGCTAAACCTTAACAAAGATTTAATAGGTAAGAAACTAACTAGAGATAGTAAACCCTTTGAGCCTGAGAGAGGTAGTAGTGAAGATATTAAGATACTAGAGAGTACTCTTAATAAGTTAGAAAAGAAGCGTTCTAAATTGAAGTCACCTAAGGCTATAGGTAGTATTTGTACTAAGATAGCAGAGATAAATGAGGTGTACGAGAAGGCTAACTTAAGGTGGACAGATAAACAGTATTGTCTTAGGAAACATTCTAAGGCTGCTCGTGATAAGAAGATATTAGATACTATACACGGGTATGATGCAGCGCCTGGGTGGTTAGGGTATTCGTTCTACTTCTCTTACTTCTTAGATTATAGAGGTAGGTTCTATGCTAGAGACCCTTACTTTAACTACCAGTCTAATGACTTAGCAAGAGGTCATTTGATATTTGCTGAAGGAAAGAGAATAGGTGCTTCAGGTATCAGTTGGTTATGGAGACATACTGCTACTAGTTACAATGATACCTTTAACATCAAAGACTTAGCATGGACACAAGAAGATTATGTATCTCACTTAACTAAGCACAGACTATCTGATATCGCTGTAGATAAGATGTCTCTTAATGATAGATATAATTGGACACAGAATAATTTAGATTTAATAATGGAGATAGCGTTAGACCCAATAGACAATAAAGAATTATGGCTTAATGCAGAGAAACCTTTAGTGTTTCTTGCTTGTTGCTTTGAAGTCATAGCAGTATTAGGTAATGGGGAGGACTATATCTCTCATCTACCTATCCCTGTAGACGCTAACTCTAGTGGTACTCAACACTTCGCTGCAATGAGCTTAGATGAGGTAGCAGGGGAGTATGTAGGGCTAATACCTAGGGCTATCTCACTAGACTTCTACTTAGCAGTAGGACAGAGAATGTTAGCTGCTAATATAGGTACAGAATTAGGTAAGAAATTAGCGCCTATCCCTATGAAGCTCATAAGGAAAGGACTAAGTAAGCGTGGTACAATGACTAAAGGTTATAGTGCTGGGCTTAAGTGTATATCAGATATCATCTACCAAGATAGTTATGATGCTGGTATTGTAGGTAAGTATGATTTAAATAGGTCTGACTCTTGGAAGTTAGGTAAGGACTTAGTTGGGTCATACGATCAGATATGTTCTGGTCCAGTAAGGATTAAGAACTATCTACAGGAGTTAGTCTCTCATAGATTAGCTCAAGGCGTTGATACTGTTTGTTGGGAGACCCCTAGTGGATTCCCAGTTGTGGCAGAGAAGTGGCTTAAGTGGAGAAGAAAGACAATAGGATACATCAATCAAAACAAGTACCATCACGTTTATATGGAGTATCTTAATATCCCTGCTCGACATGAGTTAGCTTCTGGTATCAGCCCTAATGTAGTACACAGTTATGATGCTGCTCACATGGCTCTTGTAATATGTTCACTAAAAGATAGCGGGAACAGGTCGTTCGGCGCTATCCACGATTCGTTTAGTGTTCACGCAGGAGATATTGATGCCTTGATTGCTGTTACTAAGATAGAGTTCATTAAGATGTACAAAGGAGATGTCTTAGAGGACTTGAAGGTTCAGATAACTATGGGTGATGAAGCCTGTACTATTGAGCAACCTGAGAAGGGGAACTTAGACCTTGAAGGTATAATGGATAGTGAATACTTCTTCGCTTGACTTTATACTGTAAGGGAAATCTCTAAGTATCCCTTATAGAGAAAAGCGTGCTTGTGGCGAGCGCGACTCAAAATAAACGGATTAATAGTCTTGGTACGCCACACCTACCTTGCCTATTAATCCTCTTTTTTGTTATGTAGGTGAGAGTAATTCATGGCTCTTCCTTTTAGATAGTCCGTCAGTACTACTACCTACGAAAACTGACAGAGGAAATAGCAGCCTGTATCTCCATTCAGGTTATCCGAGGTTCTCACCCACACCTGGCTAGCAAGTGGGTTTTTAATCTTATAATAATAAGGAGAAATAAAATGGCTTTACTTAATAATGTAGAACTAAAGTGGTGTAAATGTGGTGCTAACGCTGGTACTAAATATATGTCTGAAGAAAAGATATGGTCTGTAGATGCGATCTGTTCTAAGAAACAATCAGCAGACTGGGTTAAGAAGCAGCATGCTCAGAAAGAGCGTACCGATAAAGAGACTGGTAAACCAGTGATTAAGCTTACTAAGGCTTGTATCAAGAGAGACGGTAAGCCTGCACAGCCTATCAAGTGTATCGATACCTTTGGTAATGATATAGACCCATTGATTATTGGTAATGGTTCTATGGCTAACGTACAATATATGGAAGTACCATATGATGTAGGTGGTAACAAGGGTGTTAAGGCTATCTTAACTGCTATTCAAGTTACTAAGCTAGAAGAATACGCAGGTAATAATGGCATGGAGTTTGATATTCAAGGACAACCTGAGGTTGCACTAGAAGAAGACGAAGTGTTTTAAGTAGTAAGTAGTAACAGTCCTTCCTTAATTGGGGGGGCTTTTAATTTTAATAATAAGGAGTAATAAAATGAAAGATAAAACATTAAATGAAATCAGAAACGCTGCCAAGAAGATGTTCGGCAAGGGTGACTATGTAGGTGCTACTCACTACAACAGATTACCCGACCATCAACAACCCGCTGAGGTTGCTCATGCTTGGGAGTTAGACTTCCTGTTATGGAATACTCTTAAGTATCTATCTCGTGCTGGGCATAAGGCTACTGCTACTATGTCTGTTAAAGAGAAAGAGATTGACGATCTTAGTAAGGCTATTGACTACATTAAGATGCGTATCAATGTCTTAGAAGGTAGGACACCTTTAGACTTCGATGAGTTCTCTTACGATAAACCTAGTAAGAAAGACTTCTACAAGACACCTATCACTGGTGTAGATGACCCTTGGTACTATAAGAATGTCATTGACACTAACGAGAGGCGTGCGCGTGGTAAGGAAGAGTTAGAGGCTTACTATGATAAGCTCTTTGAGACTGAGAATGCTGAGATGAGAGAGTGCTATGGAGATTGCTAATGGAAATGAATGAGTATCAGGTCGGTGCTCTTAAGACAGCTGAGTATACTAACACAGAAGTTGTGTGGTCTCAGTTGCCTGAAGAGGTAGGTGAAATCTTTGCTCTTAAAAAGAGGTATCTCAGAGGGGACTTACCCTTCTGGGACTTTAAGATTAACTTACATAAAGAAATAGGTGATGTGTTATGGACATTATCTGTTCTTGCTGATGACATGGGAATGTCTCTAGAAGAAATTGCTAGAGAGAATTTAAATAAACTAAAGGATCGCCAAGATAGAGGGGTCTTAAAAGGAGCAGGAGATAGCAGGTAATGTATGAACTTAATAAAAGATTTTCTATTGATCAAGATAAGTTTCAATGGATACTAGCAGAAACATTTTACCCTGAAAAAGGTACGCCTTACGTTAGGAAGAAGTACTATCCTACTATCAAGGCTCTCTCTTCCTCTGTCATTGATGCGGAGGCGAAAAGAGCCCTAGATAGCCTCCCCCCTAAGCGAGTTAAAAACGTCTCTAATATAGAGGCTTACGATACTATGTTAGAGGGGATTGTTAAGAGGTTAGAAGTGTTTTTAGAAAATAAAATATAATAAGGAGTAATAATGACAAATCAAAATACAAAGTGGTCTTGTTCAGACCGTGTTAAGATGTTTAAACTTGCTAGAGAAGGTGTACCAGTAGAGTTAATAGCCGAGGTATTAAATAGGACAGGTTATGGTGTTATGTCTCAGTTGAATAATGTATACTGGAATGGGCATGCGCTACCTTCTAATACTACCTACAATACTATGCGTGATCAGATTATCTGTGCTACCTTAGCAGGATTGTTAACTATAGAGGATATTTCAGATGAAGTATCATACTAGTAAGGAGTGTTGTGTTAAACTAAAGGCAATTAAAGAGATACTAATTACTATCAAGGCACAGAGTAGTGGCGACCATAACATAGTACATAGTGCTGATAGTGCTGCACAACTAATAGAGGAGTTGTTTAACGAGCTTAATAATAAGGAGAAATAATAATGAAAGAAAATGGTGTGTTACAGTATCATGGCGCTTGTAGTGTCTGTGGTTCTAAGGATAACAAGGCTACATATAAGCATGATGATGAAAGTCATTCTGCTTATTGCTTTGGTTGTGGAGACTTTCAGTTAGAAGATGGGAGTGTTAAAATAAATAATAATAATAATAAGGAGTATATTATGGAAGGATTAGAAACAGTCTTAGAAGTATCTGACTTTGCTGTTAGGGGTTTCAGAGAAAGAGGTATCACTAAGGATATCTCAAGTAAGTATGGTGTTAGGGTAGGGTATGATGAGAGTGATGGTAAGACTATCCAGTATCATTACTACCCTACTACTAGGAGTGGTAAGATAGTAGGTTACTCTCGTAGAGAAGTATCTAATAAGAAGTTTATTGCTGTAGGTGATGTTAAGAATGATGTAGAATTGTTTGGTCAGTCTTTGTTTCAATCAGGAGGTAAGAGACTTATCATTACTGAGGGGGAGCTAGATGCTATGTCAGTGCAGCAGATGAACGCTAATAAAGGTTCTGAGTGGCCTGTAGTCTCCGTTACTAATGGAGTCGGTGGTGCTCTTAAACAGATATGTGCTAACCTAGATTGGGTTAACTCATTTAATGAAGTAGTGTTTATGTTTGATGCTGATGAGGTAGGTAAGAAATCAGCCGAGGAATGTGCTAAGATAGTACGTACTGGTAAGGCTAAGATAGCTACGCTAGGTAGGCATGGTAAAGATGCTAGTGATTACTTAGTAAGTAACAAGTTAAGAGAGTTAGAAGACGCTATCTGGAGAGCAGAGGTTTATAGTCCTGCAGGTATTATTAACTCAGCATCTACTTGGGATGCCTTCTCTAAAGATATGCGAGAAGATAGCATACTCTACCCTGAGTGTTTCTGCAATGTCAATGCGCTGACTTATGGTAGACGTACAGGTGAGTTAACTATCTTTACTGCTGGTACAGGTACTGGTAAGTCTACCTTTATTAAGGAAGACATCTACCATCTACTATCTACTACCGACCACCAAATAGGGGTAGTATCTCTGGAAGAGTCTATCAAAGAAACCTTAGATGGTATCATTGGTATTCATCTTAATAAGAGAATCAATCTGCCTGATACTAAGTTTGATAGGAAGGGTGAAGAAGGTAGAAAGGCTTGGGAAGCTACAGCAGGTACTGGTAGATTTACTTTACTAGACCATCAAGGGTCTCTATCAGATGATAGCCTAATGCACAAGATAGAATACTTAGCTGCTACGGGGTGCAAGTTCATCTACTTAGACCATATTACTATTGCTGTTAGTGAAGTCGATGGAGATATTAATAGGGCTATGGATAGAGTAATGTCAGACTTACTTAAGTTATGTAAGAAGTTTGATGTATGGGTAGGTGTAGTGTCTCACTTAAGAAAGACTGGTATCGGCTCTATCTCTTATGAGCAAGGTGCTGAGGTAACAGAAGATAGTCTTAAGGGATCTGGTTCACTTAAACAGATTGCATTTCAAATCATTGCTTTCAGTAGAAATAAGTATGCTGAGACTGAAGAAGAAAGAAATCAGGTTAAGTTAACAGTACTTAAGAATAGGTTCACAGGTCGTACAGGCTTTGCTGGCTCAGCTAAGTTTGATGATAAGACAGGACGCTTACATAATGTCAAGGGAGCTACCATTATGAGTAATGAGTTTACTATTGAAGAGGAAAAGGGGTATGATGACGTAGTACCGTTCTAAAGATAATAATAATAATAATAAGGAGTATAACATGAATCTGGTTTTTGACATTGAGGCTGATGGTCTCTTAAATGAAGCAAGGAAGATATGGTGTATAGTCCTCTATGACTTAGAGGAGAAGGTAAGTACTACCTACACCGATGAGATGGATGGGTATCCTAGGTTATCAGCTGCGCTAGAGATAATGAGCAAGGCTACTTCACTGGTTGGTCATAACATTTACTCATACGACTTACCCTTACTTAAGAAGCTTAAAGGCTTTGAGTACAATGGTAAGATAACTGATACACTAATCCTATCTCAACTACTTAACTTTAGTAGGAAGGGCGGTCACGGGTTAGCATCATGGGGAGAGTCTCTAGGAGTTGCTAAGCCTATTCAGGAACAATGGTTGTTCTTTGAAGAGAGAATGCTTAACAGATGTGAGATGGACGTTAAGATTAATGTTAAGACTCTATTCATTCTAAGAAAAGAGTTTAAAGAAGCTAAAATACCTGCTAGTGT